GGTTGACTCTTTTACCTCCTATTTCTTTAGATAATGCCATGGATTGTTGCGTGAGTCTCCATAGTTGTTCCATGTCCCATCCACAACAATCTGGAAATGCAAATGCGGGCCTGTAGAATGGCCTGTACTGCCTACATACCCGATTGTCTGCCCTGCTGTTACTTTCTGCCCGCTACGCACTACACATCGGCTCATATGCCCATAGATAGCTGTAACAGAGCCTGTTTTTATGTACGCATGGTTTCCAAATCCACCGCCATACCCGCCGTCATTCTCTGCCTCTGATACAGTACCGGCAGCGGATGCTACAATTTTTGCACCATAAGCTGCGCCAATGTCAAGGCCATGGTGCTTGCTTGAGCCTCTGGGGGCCAGCCAATCGGACGTAACTGTCTTGCAGCTAGGAGTAGGCCAAACCCAGGAGCCGTTGCTTGCTCCGGAACCGGAGCCTTTATATCCGGGCTGCCCGAATTGAAAATAGTCTGTATCATATCTGAGAACATGGGATACGTATTGCTTGTCCCCATATGACTTCCATCCGTTTTTAGCCGCCTGCATATCTGAAAATGAGTTTGCTAAAGCTTGCGTCCATGCGCCGCCATGAGAATTTACATAATCAGTAAATCCAGAGCCGTAATTGTAAGACTGCAGCATAATATAAATATGCGGCCAATCCGTTGGACTAGATACTTTGCAGCCGGACAAATTTCCAGCAAATTCTTTACAGCCGTATTCAAAAGACTGCTCACGGGTAATACGCCCTAATGCGCCAGCGTTGGAAGGCAGTCCAGCCCCCTCTGCAGCCTGCATCGGGTCGTTACGGGTTTCTGCGTCGCTTTGGTCGCCTGATTCTTGCGCAACTAAGGCAAGCAGCAGGTGGACATATGGCTGCAGCTTATACTTGTTGACACATTTTATAAAGGCGGGTTCTTTGCTCATTTTTATAGTTGCCGCCGGGAGCGCAGTTGCCCCTGCAACGTCCGCATCATCGCCAGCCGCCAGCTGCTGCACACCAAATCCAACAATGGCAACAGCGTTCGCTACGTCATGCTGCCTGATTATTTCCTGGTTTTGCTCTGCCGGAGTTCCTGCAGCATTTTGGCCGCCTTCTTTTACCCATGCTGAGAAGTCTTTATCACAGTAAATAATAAGCACCGACTGACCAACTTCCGGTTCAGCGGTGCCTACTGTGATGTATGGCGTATCAGATATTTCAGGCGGTTCTTTCCATTCGGTTTTGCCACTTGGCTGGATAACTCTGTCACGGATAATTGGCTTTACAGTAATCAGATTGTCGCTTCCTACATTCGTAATAACGCCAATCTCCGCAACGTGCAAACTGGAAAAGATGCTGTTTTTCAGCTCATCAAATATGGCTTGTTTTAATTCTGAACGTTCTGAAATTGAAAGCATATGAGCACCTCTTTTCTATTTTGCTAGTATGTGGTAATATTAGATAATTGAGAATGTTTCACAGGGGGAAAGATTTATGTGGTTTTTGGTTTTTATCGTTTGGATTGTTTTAACCGTTGTAGCTTGCAAATGTGCAAGAGACCGAGGAAGAAGCCCCGGAAAATGGCTTGTATTCTGCCTATTCATTACTCCGATTATTGCGCTGATTGCAATCTTCTGCTCCAAAAATTTAAAAGAAGAAGAAGAAAAGAAAAAAGATGATATGCTTCGAGCACGTGTTGGGGAAAGAGAATTTTCACGCAGCCTTAATGACTTATCCACTCTGCGGCAGCAAAATGTGATAAACGATACGGAATTTTCACAGAAAAAAATAGATTTAATAAATAATCTATATTACAAAGGGATATCTGATTCTCCTGAATCCTTTCTCGTGGCTCTTGTGCCCTTTAAGGATAATGGTGTACTGAATTCTCAAGACATGGAAATGATAAAAGGCATTTTATATCGTTCTCCAGAATATTATTCAAACTAGTTTGCGGTATAAGAAGAATCCGTCAGCATAGCCATCATATTACCTCCCTGGTTGACAGCGGTAACGTCCGAATACCATTCATTACCGCGGTTGTCACCGGTAAAAGTGATGGAACAAATTCTGTACATACCGTTTGGGTCAAGCGTGTATGGAAACGTAATTCCCTGAGAATATGAGCCAACCGACACCATTTGCTCAGTTATGTATTCATTTTTTATATGGATAAGCCCATACGGCATAAGCTTTGGATTAAGCAAACATCTGGCCTTTATTCCGTAATTTACTTGCTGCGGGTTTCCTAGAAGCCCCGTTGATGGGGATAGTTCCACTGCCGTTTTTCTATTTCCAGGGAGGTTCTTCGCACTGTCAGAGTACGCTATCATATATAGCTCTCCATTGTCGATAAACCATGTGCCGTTAATCGTTTTTGCAATATCTGACAGCGTCTTTTTTGGCTGTCCATACACAGCCCCGCCTTTTGACATCACTATTTTGTCAAGGTCGGGGCTTGCGTATTTTAGTGTAACAGCGCCAGATGTACTGCTGCAGATGTTTTGCACCTGCTGCCGTGCTGTCTGGCCTTTTTCATATGAAAAAGAACACATCTTTTCATTCAAAAACTGGTCCCCGTCAATTGCTAAAATGTTAAGGACAAAATCAGTCCCGTTTTGTTTATATCGGTTGCACTGTATGACAGTCCCATCAAATATCTGCCCATAGTTTACGTTTTTGTATCCCGCCTCTAAAATGACTCTGTATCCCTCTGAAATAATGTTGCTTTCTGTTTGTGCGCTTAAGTTATATACAGAAATCACTGCTTGATTTGGATAATACATAGCGCACCGGCGCACGGAAAACTGGATTCTAAAATCTGATAAGTCTAATACTCGGTCTGTCGACTTCTCCTGCGAAAATGTCTCGTAGTAATTACTTGAGTTTTTGGTATCCACCTTATCGGTATGGTAATAGACTTTCAACCGGTAATTTCTCATCCAGTTTAGGGATGAGGAAACGGCATATCCGGGGGTATAAATGGTATCTGGTTCTTCGTTTTCTGTGGTTTCCTCTGAATTTTGGAATATATCTTTCATTACTCTGTCACCCACAAAAGTTCAAAATTACCGATGTCCATCAGACTGGGCTGTTCTATTGAAGAATCCCCAGTATTTACAATGTAGAGACTTCCAATTTGCATATACTGATATTGTTCCAGCAAGTCATGGCCACACAAAAGCGGAATTCCCATAATAAGCGATCTGTAGTTTCCATCATACAAATCAATAGTCCAATACTCGGCCTCTTCATTCCATGATTGATGAATGGTAAAAGAACGGTTTTTATCTTCCCATGAAATTGTCATAGAAAATGTCTGGTCTATAATAGACGTCAAATTGATTTTATTTACCATTATGGCACACCGTATTTCTTTACAAAGTCAGCGTAACTCATCCTTGATTTTCCGTTTATAATAAAGAAGCTGGTATCTGCTATGTCCTTTTTGATAATTGGAGATAGCGTAACCGTGTAATTGTTCTTTGCAGAGCATATCTGCTGTCCAGCGTACTTGTTGAGGTACTGGCTGAAGGAATAAACTTGTTTGGAAAAAAGGTTGTTGCCAACTTCAACAGATATTTTATTTACATCAAAAGGCGATACTTTCACCTTGTCCTGCTTTGTGGTTTCAGAAGATTTTGCTGTTGATTGCTTTTCATTTAATGATATATCGGTCGCAGCAGTAAAAATAATTTGCTGAAATAAGACCGTAGCTTTAAACCCGAACATCGTATTCTTGTCTTTTGTAACAACAAAAGATTGAATTAGCATATCTTTGTACTGCGCGAATGAAGTGGTAATCGTCAGTAAAGTGGCATTTTTCCAGAATCCTTGAAGTATGGAAAAGGCCGACAAGCTGCGGCTGGAATAGCTGTTGAACTGGCCGTTCACAATGCTCCCTAAGCAATCCGACATACCAACGTCCCATGTAAACATGATTGGCTGCTGGTAAACGTGGTCGTTAATATAGGCACCCTTTTGGACAGGATTTTGTGTAATGGCGCTGGAATATGTATGTGTCTCATGATAGGTGACATCAAAATAATACGAATTGTTTTTATCGTCCGTCACAACAACATGCATTATCTATTCAGCCCCCTTACATTTCTAACCAGCGTACTATCGTTAATTACTTGAGAAGTGCTGTTTGCCGCGGCTTTACCTATATCAACAGCGTTGTTAGAATCTGCCTTTACATTGATTGTAGGCTTAATCTCGACCTTTGCGCCCTCTGCGTAATTTGAATTGTAATAAGCGGATTGTGGAGCGTATGCAGTTGATGGGCTCTTTTTGCTTCCGCTTATCATTTTATCTACTCCGCCAGCCGTGTCACTGAGTGCTCCAAGCACTTTTTCCAGTCCGGGAGCTACTGCGCTGGCAAAATCGCCTTTAACGCTGTTTCCTATATGAGACATGTTTTCTTTAAACTTGTCCCATTCTATCTGCACGCCAGCCCATGCTTCGGCTCCCTTTTGCGCCTTTGTGTTATCCTGCCCTTTTGCCTGTTTTTGGAGTTCTTTGTACCGCTTGTTCAAGGTGGGATTGATAGCTATCTCGTTAAGGTCGGCTGTAGTCTTTCCCATAGCACCCAAGGTACTGTTGAGTTGATAAGCCGCACTTTCTGAAATCCATAATCGGCGGGACATGGTTTCAATGTTCGTATTGGCGTCAGCCAGACCATTTGACATATCCCAAATGGCTTTTCCCGTTGCTACAACAGCTGCAGCTATACCTATTCCAGCAGCTGTTGCGCCTGCCCCGGCGGTTCCCAGTGCTTCCCCGGCACCTCCGAGAGAGCCTGCCGCATCCCCTATGCTCCCTGCAGCATCACTAATTCCTCCGCTGGCAGCATCGACTGCTGACTGACCTCCAAAAATACTTCCAACTGTTTTTCCAAAAGAGCCAGCCTGCTTGTCTGCCGCCTTAAAAGACTGCCCAACGCTTCCCATATATTGCGAAAAGGACTTTGCACCGGAAGCACCAGTTATAACACTGGAAAGGATTTTGCCCACCTTGAAGTTTTCCCATGAACGTTCCAATTCCTGTATAGACTTCTTTAATTCACTGATAGGCTGTGTAAAGTTCTTTTTTGCAGACTGTTCTTTCTTTTTTGAACTTTCTGTGCTTTCTTTTTCACTTTTTGGAGCACTTTTTTGTTTTTTTCGGTTTTGTGGCTGCTGCGATGATTTTGGATGCTGCGGGGGCTTCGGTTGTTGCGGAGATTCCCGATGCTGCGGGGGCTTTGCCTGGCTGTTCGGCGGGTAGGCGTGCTGTTTCGGTGCTTCTTCTTTCGATTTATGAGATTTTGGAGGAATTGGAGACGGATTATGCGTGTTTTTGGTAGTTTCTTCGTTGGATTCGTCTTGATTCTCCGGTTGTGGGGGAGTTACATTTTTCTGATGACGCTTCTTCTTTGGTTTTTCGTTTTGTGCTTCTGCATCAGCTTCATCTTTTTCGTTCCTCAAGTCACGCTTTGGAGGCGTGTATGCATCTACGCTTTTGTTCTTTGCGTCAATTTCATCACACATCTTTTCGTACTTTTTGGCTGAATCTACGTCAACGTCAAACCCCAAAGACACAAGATATTCATCAAGATATTTTCTCATTATGCCGCCTCCTCTCGTGTTCGTAATCTCTCCATCTGTTTTCGTTCTCTACGTCCATAGCCTCAAGGATATCCAGCAGGTCTATGTAATTGTATGTCCCGTCTTTCAGCTCCTTCTGCGCCCAATAATGAGCCATGACGGGGGCAAATAACACCGCGTTTATGTTTGCAGTTTCGGCAACATTATAGTCGGCCTCACGCGGCTTGAACTTTAAAGGTCGGCGCCCTGCCACCAGTCCAGAAAAAAAATCATGTATTTTGCTGCAATGGTAGATACCATCGGCGCGTCATTTCCATTGGTGATGATTCCAATATTTCCATCCTCATCAACTACGTGCGGTTTGCCTGGCAAGTCCTCATAAACGTACTTTAGGCAAAGTTTCAACAAGGTTTCCAATTCTTTCGGTGGCATAGCCTGCCTTGTATTTGGAGTAAATGGGATCCCATAATGTACAATATAATTAAATATTGCGCACCCGTCCCATGGAGTTGGAATCAGGAAACAAAACTTTCGTTCATTTCCTTTGTCCTTCAATTTGAAAAAGTCATCCATTATGACACCTCCAAATCAGGGGTCATAAAGGTCCAGCTGACTTTGCCGCCCTGCTGCTCATCTTTCGTATCAGGACGTTTTACAAGTGCAGCACGTGAGGCGAATTTCAGAAGCCCATTGCTGAATTTTTCGGTGATTCTAATAGACGTACTAAGCCACTTACTGACGTTTGCGCTATCCAGCAGATTAGCCAAATTATGCA